ATTAATAAATAAAAATCTCAAAAAATAATCTTTAAATTAATTTATAAATTTTTTATATAAAATGATATATAAATATATAAAAAATATTATATCATGTTTAAAAAAAATTAAAATAATAATATTAAATAGATTTAATAAATATATAAACAATTGTATTAAATCATCGAATAATGATAAATATTTAGATAATTCTTATTTGGATAATGATATAAAAAAACATATAAATGAGTCTATAATATCTGTATTTGGTTATAAAGGTGAAGTTAAATATAATAAAAATAGTGAAATAATATATCCAAGCTATGAATCAATTATTAATTTTAAAATGAATGAAATAAGAAAAAGATATAAATCAGTAGACTATAATTTAGATTACAAATATACCAAAGTATGTTCAAAATCAGATGATAGAATTACAGAATTAAAAATAAATAAAAAAAAATCATCTATACATCAAAATCATAATGTTAAAAATATTTATACTTTAAAAAGAAATAAAACGTTTTAAAATAATTTACTCAATGTTGTTTCGACACAAAATAATTTATGTACAAATATAGATAATATCATTAATAATATAAATATAATTATAAAAAGTGTTAACAATGATAAATTTTTTTTTAATTTTGTATTATATTTTATAATATAATATGCTATTAATAATGAAGCTATAATAGTTAAAAATAAATCAATTATAGCAATACCAAAAACATGAAAATGAGCACCTTCTTTTGGTTTTCCGAAAATATATTTAAAATTACATAAGTTCATTTTATCTTTAATATATTTTTAAATTTATTTAAAAAATATTTGAAAAAAATTGAATAGATTTTTATATAATTGATACTATATTAACATTATAAATATTATTTTGATAATGGATATTAATATATATAATATATTTTGGTTATCATTTTTATTACCAATAATTACAAAAATATTTAATGAATTAAAAGAACAATTATATTCATTAATTTATAAATCCGTGATAATTGATAATTCGTCGAGAGAATATAGTTGGATATTATATTTTATTACAAAAAGGATAAAAAATGTACATAAATTAAAAATTTCAGATAATGAAATTGTTAAATATTTTAATAATAAAAAAAATTATTATATATTACCATCTGGTAAATATTATATTACTTACAATAATAATATATTAACAATTGTGATTCCAAATGATTGTAATTCTGTAATAATATCATCATTTTCAAAAAATAATTGGGATATATTGACAAAATTAGTAGATGAAGCAGAAATTGAATATAATAAAAAATATAAAACAGATAAGAAAAGTATAGGTTTATATTATATTGATGCTAAATATGATAATGATTTTATTATAAAAAAATTTGTATCTCCTAGACAATTAAATACAATCGTTTTACCAACAAAAACAAAATCATTAATATTTGATAATTTAGATTTGTTTTATGAAAAAAAATCTAAATATTATGATTTGGGAATTACATTTAAAAAAGGCATTCTATTTGAAGGAATTCCAGGTACTGGTAAAACGACTTTATTAAAAACTATATGTTCTAAATATTCTATAAATAATATGTATATTGTTGATTTAAGTTTAGATTGTATTTGGGAAAAATTAAAAAAAGTTGTAGATAATTCAATGATTATTATAGAAGATATTGATAGATATTTTAATGAAGTACGAGATAATATTAATTCTGAAAAAATAGTATCTTGGCAACCTAAATTTAATTTTGAAAAATTATTAAACTTTTTGGATGGTGTAGATTCATCCAATAATATTTTAATAGTAATAACAACAAATAATAAAAATATTTTACCAGAAGTGATGTTTAGAAGTGGACGTGTTGATATGATAGTTAATTTTACATATTGTGATAAAGATCAAATAATAGAATATACTAATTTATTTTTTGAAAATGAAGATAATAAAATTAAACAAAAATTAATTGAAAAAATAATAAAAAAGAATTTAACAATTTCACAATTACAAAAATATTATTTAGATTATATTGATAATATTGAATTAGCTTTAGAAAATATAGATGAATTTCTCAAAAATTTACCTAATAAAAATATATAATTAATATAAAATGAAAAAATGTATAGGTCCATGTTTACCACATTGTTATAGTAAATATAAAACATTATCTATTGCTTTAATTAGTATATTAATTATAGTTTCAATATTATTTTTAAATATAAAACAACAGAAAAAAGAAAATTAAATATTTTTATTTAGATAAAACTATTTGATCTTGCTAAATTACGATGTAATACAGAACTTAGATTAGTATAATTACCCAATAATTTAATTATTAAATATTTTTCAGATTCATGAAATACATTTAATAATCCAACATCTTTAATATTAGATTCTAATCTTTTTTTCATTAATAATTCACCTAATAAAACTTTATCAATTTTATTAATAATTATATTTAATTTAATTATAGCATCTTTATATTGATTCAAAGAAATAAAGTAACATATATTGGAAAGTTGATAATATGTAAAAACATCATCATAATCTTTATCTTTTTTAATAATAACAGATTGCATAAATTTTTTAAAATCTCTTATATTATTTTCTATTTTTCTATTTGAATTTAATAATATTATGAAAAATTTAAGACTTGATTTTAATTTAATCAGGAATTTTGTCATTTTATAATGATATTTGGTTTATATAATAAATAATTTATATAATAGTTCAAATTTTATTTTTATACTTGGGAATTAAATTTATAAATTTTTATAAAAAATTGAAAATACATAAAGTTTATTTATTTTATTATTAATAGAAATGTGTGATACAGAATTATGCTGTGGATTTTATAGAAAAAATGATTCACTATGTAAAAATAAAGCTATATATAAAACAAAAGAAAATGTACTAGTTTGTGGATGGCATTTAAATTTGACAAAAGAGGATATTGAAAAAAGTAAATTAAGAATTTTAGAAAAAGAAAAGAGAATTATTATTGAAGAAAATAATAAAAAATTAATGGAAGAAAATAAAGGAAAAATTCCATTACGAAACATTGAAGGCAAAATAATAGATTTTGCATTAGTTAGTCCGGAAGATTATGAAAACACAATGCAATATAAATGGAGTAGATATATAACAAAAGATTGACAAAAATATGCACAAGGAACTATTAATGGTCAAACAATTAGAATGCATCAATTTATACTAGGAAAAGCACCTGAAAATTATGTAATTGATCATAAAGATAATAATGGATTAAATAATATGCGAGATAATTTACATTTTGCAACAGAAAAACAGAATAGTCAAAATAAACAAAAAAAAGATGGAGGAACTAGTCAATATATTGGTGTTTATTTTTCAAAACAAGTAAATAAATGGATATCTAGATCTGGACAACTTCATTTAGGTTCTTTTAATAATGAAAAAGATGCAGCAATTTTATACGATAAATATGCATTATTAAAATATGGTGAATTTGCATCAACAAATAATTTGGTTAAATATGATGATATTAAAAATGAAAATATTGATTTATTATTAAATAAAAAAGAAAGAGAACTTCCAAAATGTATTTATAAAACTAAAACTAATATGTATTATATTAGTATTCAATATAAGAATAATAAATATAATTCTACTCATGAATCTATAAAAGATGCAGAAGAAAAATTGAAAGAATACCAAAAAGAAATTGAAAATATTAAATTAGAGGAAGATAAAGAACATAATTCTAAACCAATAATTAGAAATGAAAAAGGTGAAGCTGTATTAACAATTAAAAATATAAAAGGTGAAATTATTGAATACATTCCTGTTTCAGATGAAAGATGGCACGAATTAACAAAATATAGTTGGCATAAAAAAGGTAATTATTATGTTAATGGTAATAATGTAAGATTAAATCGATATCTTATGGATGCAAAACCTGGACAAATTGTCGATCATATTAATAATGATAAAAACACAGTTAACAATAATAAAATAGAAAATCTTAGAATTAATACCAGAAATGGTAATTCTCATAATAAAAAGAAAAAAGAAGATTCAAGTAGTCAATATTTAGGTGTTAGTTATTGTAAACGTTATGATGTTTGGAAAACACGAATTAAAAAAAGAAAAAAAAGATTATTGTTTAGGAACTTATAATATTGAATTAAAAGCCGCAATAGCTTATAATATAAAAGCAAAAGAACTTTATGGTGAATTTGCAAATTTAAATAAAATTTCTGAAGAAGATTTTAATTTGTATAAAGATGAAGTTATATCAAATTTGAAAAGATTAAAACAATTGGATGATAATTATACTTGTTAATATTATAGTTTTGTTATCTGTGTTTTATATTCTTGCTTTACATAACCATTAGGAGGTCCATGTATTTTAATATAATTTTCAAATTCAAAATCTGTAGAATAATATACTTTTTTTATTCCTGCTTTAAGTATTGCTTTTGTACAGTTAGAACAAGGCGCCGAATATTTCAAAGGACATTGCATTCGATCTGTACCAACTCTCACAACATAAATGGCACAGTTTTCAATACTATGTTTTGTTTTTTTTAATTTTAATAGAGCCGAAACTTCGCTATGTATAGTATATGCATGTTCCATATGTGTAGTGTGATAATTATATCCTTCTGATATAATTTCTCCAGTTTTTTCATTGACAATAATACTTGCATGTCTGTGGCTTTGTACGTTAGATTTTAAAGCAATTTGTGCAGCTCTTCGTAGATAGTATTCTTGTTTTGGTGAACAAGTCTTCTCACTCGTTTCAACCAATGTCAACAACATATTTTTACTTCCTCGTACTCGTATTCCTCGTCGTATAAATCCAAGTCAAGCTTTTAATCGTAAACTCGATATATTGATTTAATTTTTTCATGATAACTTTAAATAATTTAAAGTTATTTCAAATTTTTTAAGTTTCTAATATTTTTAAAGAAATTTATAATCTTGCAAGTTTTTTAATTATAATAACAAATAGGGTTATTAAAACTGCATTAAATATAACATTATGATATGGAATTTTTTCTAAATTAATATATCTTGATAAAACTGAATCAATTGGTAAGAAATGAACTAAAATAACAACTAAAAAAATTATCCCAGCTAATTTAAGATCATCTGCAAAATTATTTAAATATGTTTTAAAATCTATAGATTGTGACGGTGGTATTATATTTTCATACGGATTAACATCATACTGATTAACATTTTGTAAAGAAGGTGGAACACCTTGTTGCAATTGAGCTTGAGCTAACATTTGTGCTTGATATTGTGCTTGAGCTATTTGCTGTTGCTGTTGTTGTTGTGCTTGTTGTTGTGCTTGTTGTTGTTGTAATTGTAATAATAATTGTTGCTGTTGAATATCTAGTTCAGATTGGGCACTATTATTTTGTGAAGTATTTTGTGAAGCATTTATTTGATTTAAAATATCAGTAACAATTACATCATCATCATTTACAATATCAGAAGATATTTGAGTATTTTGTGGCATATTACTATTTGATATAGCATTTTGAGCTTGAGTTATAAATTGACGTTGTTGATCACTAACATAATTTTGACTCTGAGTTTGATTTTGATTTTGGTTATTATTATTAATAGGTAATTGATTAATAGGTGTAGATTTATTCATTTTTAAATTGTATTAATATAAAATGATTTTGATTTTAGACACATATAATTAATTAATTAGAAGATTTTTCATCATTAACTTCATTTAATTTAGATGAATCACATGGTGTTACAACAGGAGTATATTTAAAACAATCATCATTTATTTTATAATAATATTTCTGAACTTCTTCTACATTTGGACCTTTTACTATGATACAATTATTTCCAGTACATACCTTTCTAAAAACGGCAGCTAATCCTAGACCTAGAATGATAGAAATTATAATTCTGCCAGTTTCTGAATTTAAAATATTTTTTAGCATTTTTAATATAATAAAATATTATATTAATATTTATAAACCATAAGAAAGTATCATATATAAATCATATTTCATTAAATATTCTATAATATTACCAGAATCAGGAATTCTTGGAACATAATTTGATGTATATTTTTTAACTTTATTATAATAATTATCTAAAAAAAAATCCAAAGTAAATTGATCTCCATTATTTTTTATTATATTATATAATTGACATCTTATAAACTTTTCTTTAAATTCATCTATATTATCATAATATAAAAGAATATCTTTATTAGTAAGTAATAATTCTTCTGTATAAATTAAATATATATCATCACAATTATAATAATCTACATATGTTATTTTAAAATCTTTAATATTTTTACTAGGCCAAATATTATTTAATAATTTATTTTGATCTTCTAAAATATAATTAAAATCCATTTTTTTAATTAATATTAATAAGAATTAATAATAAATATTATAGTATTATTTTTTATCAAATTATAATTATATTATAAATTATTTTTCTGCAAAATCTTCATATATTGGCTGTGGTTTTATTAAATCTTTATCAAGTGGACATGATACTTTACTAGCATTATACTTATAACATGAATCACTTTTATCTTTATATAAAATTTGTCCAGCATTATAAGGGGAAGGGAATTTTACGATAACTGTTGGTTTAGGATTTGTTATATAACATAATAATAATCCTACTGCAAAAGCAATAAAAAAATATAATACTTTAATTTTATCAAAAAACATTTAATGTTATTAATATTTAATTATATAAATTTAAATCAATTTATATAAATTACATAATCAATTTAATAATAAATAAATTTATTATTAATATATTCGTATTCTTCATTATAATCACTATTTTCAATCTCATTATCACTAATTTCATTGTCACTATTTTCATCATCACTAATTACATTATCTAAATCAAATTCAAAAATATCTTCTTCATATTGTTGTTGTTCTAATATATCATAATTATAATTATAGTTCAATTCATAATTTAATTCATATTTATTTACATTTTTATAAATCTTGTTCTTATCTTCATCATACATTTGTTTAAGTATTACATAAACAGTTGTATAATTATCATTATCATTATTATTTTTATTATTATAGATTACATTTATATCTGCTGTATATCTATCATCGTCATTCCAATAAAACATTTTAAACTATAATTAGACTATTAATAAGTTTTATTAAATTAATTTAATTAATCTTTAAATAATGTTTTAAATTATATATATAATAAATATATAATTTATTCAAATTTTTTATATGTCGTTTATTTTTATTTTATTTAGAATACAAATATTCACATATTTTTTCTTTAGATAATGTCCTATAATTAGAAGGCATTAATTTTCTTAATTCAGGATTATCTTGAATTTCTTTTATAATATTTTCTTTAGACATATAATATAATTGTGATCGTTTAGAAGATATACATTCATCCATAGATCTAAATTTAAATTTTTGAGATATCAATTGTTTTATATTAGTTTTTATATTATTAATTTCTTTAGATGATAAATTAGATGGTTTAGTTTCTTTAGCTTTTTCTTCTATAATTTCTTTCGGTTTTTCTTCTATAATTTTTTTAGATTTCTCTTCTTTTTCAATAGTTTCGTTTATATTTACATTAAATTTAGGAAGAGATATGATATAATAATCTATATTATTATATTTATTTTCTTGTAATTTATTACCAAGTATAATACTTTTAATATAATATTTTGATAATTTTTTAAGATTAACTTCTTCAAAATATATATCATTTTCTATTTCAGTTTTTATATTATTTTGTTTTTCCAATACATTATCATATTGAATTTTTGTATTTAATAAAACTGAATTATTTTCGATATTTATTAATTTATAATATTCTTTTAATGATTTTATTTTATTATCTAATTGTTGAATTTGTTCAATTATAGTATTATATTTATTTTTATATTGATTAGGATCTTTACTATAAATTATATTACTATACAAATTATAATATTCTATAAGCAATTTACTTTTAATTTCATGTGATTCCTTAATATCTTCAAAAATGTTTTTTAATTTAGGAGGTTTTATAAATTGATCATTTATTTTTATAATACCATTTTTATATATAATTTTATTTAAATTATTATTACTTATTAAATCTATATATTTTTTATATAATTCTGATTTAAATAATTCAATTGCTTTTGATGTATCAAAAAAATAATTCATTTTATTTTATATAATACTTTTTATCAAATGTCATAAAATTGCGATTTTATGACATTTTATTTGCAAATATTATATCAATTATACAAAATATATAAAAACTAATCACTGATAAAACCACAGTAAAAACTCCTAATGAAAACATTGTTTTATTTTCACCTATGCCGAATTGTTTAATAAGTCCATTATCATCAAACATTAAAGAAGGTTTAGCTAATATTATAAGAATAATGAGTAAAATATAAAATAAGATAGAATATATTATACGAGTATTAATATAATTAAATTTCATTTTAATTATTATGAATATAAAATTAGAATATATTAAATGAAAAAAGTATTAATTCTATTTTTATTTTTAATAATTATATCGATTTTATATTTAATAACACTAAATGAAAATTATTTTGATATAATAAAGGAAAAATTTACTAATTTCCCTTTATTAATTTATAAAGTCGAACATAATCCTAAAAATGTAAATATTTATATTGATTATTTTAATTTTACTGATGTAATTATAAAAACTATTATTAATGATTTATATCTAAATATTATTAGAAATAATAATGAATTCCAGAAACAAATGAATAATTCATTAATATTAACAGATGTATTTACATATAATTTTATTTACAAAAATAATAATAATATTTTATCAATTATTAATGAAGATAAATATGCACTATTTATTAAATCTAAAAATACATCAAGTAATGAATCATTCAAGCATATAGTTGAAACCAAGCAAATAATAGGATATTATAATGATCTTGATATTAAAATAATAGCATTTATATGTATAACATTAAATATAAATAAAAATAATTTACAATTAAAAAAACTTGAATATTATGATAATATAATAATAAATAAGGATTATTATAAAAATAATAAAATAAATATTTTATTTGTATTAACTTCATTACAAAATAATGAATTTATATCAAAAATAGATAATAATTTTTTATTAGATTTTATTCAATATGAAGATATAATTTTAGATGATAATATAAATAAATTAAAGTTTTTTTTACCATATTGTAAATTAAAAAATATAAATTTATCAATATCATTTCCAAAATATAAAGATTTTTATTCAATTAAAACATGTTTGAGTTTTGATATGTTATTATGTGGTAATAAAATAGTAGAAAATGACGATGATTTAGATAATATATTAAAAAAAATAATAAAAAATATACAAAATTTTGATAATATTAATTATTATACAATGTACTTTAAATTTTTTAAACAAACATTTGAATATTTAGACAAAAAAAATAAACATATAATTAAGCGTGATAATCTACGTATTTTAGAACAATTTGATAATAATATTGTTACATTTAATATAATTCCTAAAAATAATATTGATGGATTTTATAATATAGATGATAATACTTTAACAATTAACATTACTAAGATTGATAATATTCCTTTAACATTAAATTCAACTATTATATTAAATAATCAAAATCGTAATGAAGAAAATGGTAATTATTATGTTATATATATAGATAATGAACAAAGTATACTAAAAAAAACTAAACATAAAGTAACTGAAGATGAAGTTCATGATTATGGATATGAATGTTATAATCATTCACAAATTAAATCAATAGGTGCTTGTTTATCAGATTATGATGAATTAGGAAAACCCAAAACTTATATAACTTATTGGGATAGAAGATGTAGTTCAAATGATGATTGTCCATTTTATCAAAAAAATAAAAATTATAAAAACTATCGTGGTGGATGTTTAGATAATGGTATGTGTGAATTACCATTAGGATTAAAAAAAGTATCTTGGAGAAAATATGATAAAAATTCCAAGGCAATATGTTATAATTGTAAAGATGATTTAAATCCATTTTGTTGTGAAGAACAAAATGATAAAAAAATATATCCAGAATTAAAAAGTGCAGATTATGCATTTCCCCTAGATTCTTTTGATAGAATGAATCAATTAAAAGAATCAAAAATAAAATGGTTTAATTTTTGATATTATAACATTTATATTGTTTAAATAAAGCTTTTATAATTATAAATATAAACATAATATTTATTAATGAACAATAAACACTACCAAAAGTACCACTTTTATTATAATAAAACCAAGCTATTAAAGTACAAAATATTATAAATATAATAGTAATTATTTTTTCATATATTGATTTTTTTCCTAATAATATAGCAGCTAAAATAAACATTGTCCATGTTATTATGATAAATATATTATCAAGTTTTAACCAATTCCATTTTAAATGTCCATTTGAAGCTTTAATTGTTGAGAAATTAAATGGGCTTTGAATTAATAAAAATATAATTATCCATAATATATATAATATTAAATATATTAATCTTTTTTTTTTATTTTCAATTATTAAAGAAGCACATAATGGTTGAATTATAATTATTAATAATCCAAGTATAGATAATATTTTATTTATATTTTTTTTTGGATAAATCCATATTAAATATTCTAATAATTGCATTAATGAAATTGATAAATAAAAAATACAATGATTAAAATCAAATATATTATTTATATAACCGATTGATATACTTGCTAAACTTAAAATAAAAGTGCTAATAGAAATTTCTGGATTCCAACACATTTTAAATATTAATTATATAATTAATATTTGAGATGTGATAGGATATTTATTTTTTATTATTTAAAATAAAAAATAAATGTAGCCGGAGTATATGATTTTATTACATTAACAGATTGTATTTGTAAAGTACTTGATTGAGATTGTTGATCAAATAAACTAAATTTAACAACATCTTTATTACCAAACCAAGCAGTTGGTAAAAAATAGTCTAGTTTTAATAAAGGAGTACTTGTAATTGCACCAGTTTTACTTGTATATTGAATTCTAAATTTAAGACATGTTAACATATAAAATCTAAATTTAGTATCTACTAATACTGCAAATCCTAAATCTACATTTGGAATTCTTAAACCATCTTGCCATGTATCTTCAATTCTATATTTATAAGATAGAGATGAATCAGATGCATTAAAATTTTTATTTTTTGATAAATTTTGTAAATTTAATTGAGGTCCACATAAATATTCAATATTTGCATTTGGTCCTGCATCTTTATTGCAACCATCTGTATATAATTGTTTTTCATTAACATCCCAAGCACCATAACAAGTGTTATTTAAAGATCTTTCTGATACACTTTTAATTTGACACCATTGATTACCATTTTGTTGAGTTATATAATTGTAACATTTAGAATTTGTTCCATTATTTTTACAAAATTGTTCAAAAGAAGTTATTGGTGGACCACATAAATATGATATATTTGCATTTGAACCAGCATATTTACTACAACCACCTGTATAATTAGTATTTGTTGTATTATCCCATGCTCCATAACATACTGTATTTCCATTTGTTTGTCCTTTTAATTTACACCATGTATTTCCATTTTTTTCTAATTCATCTGGTTTATAATTATAACATTTTGAATTCGGAATTAGAGGTTGGGTATTTTTATTTCCACATAATTGACTACTGTTTTTTAAAGTATATCCAGTATTCTTAAATTTCTCAACTTTATTATTATTAGGACATATTATATTTCCAAACCAAACAAAACATGATTCAGATTGCATGATTTATTATATTAATATATATTTATATTTTAATATATATATAAAAAATTTTTATATTATATAATAGATTTTTATAAAAATTTGAATAATATTAACTTATTTGTAAAGTTATTAAAACTTCTGACAAGCAATTAACATAATCAATCTACATCAAATCTATTTCAAAAAAGTCTGATCTCGTATATAAATGGCATCAACTTTTGATCTGCCAATCAGGTACAGTATTTATCGCAATACTATTAACAATAACTTGTGTATTAAAATTGGAGAATGTTCATCAGGTTATAATGTTGTGATTCCTTTCATTGTTATTAAGAATATTATCAATGGAAGTTTTATTCCAGAATTTTCATGTGTTTATGCTGATAACTTTGTTGTTAATTTTGAAGAACTTTCCAATAAGATTTCAGAGGAAGAGGTTATGATTTTGCTTGGAATTTGTTTGAATGAGTCTGCATCTTTGTATAAAAATAAAATGTTCAAATCAGCAATCAGATATGCCAAGAAGTTAATGAATGATGCTTTGGTACAGAGAATTAAGACTAAGCCTGTATTGAACAATATTAATTTTATCAAGAAATTGATGAATATGTCAATTTATGAGCCATATGTTTCAAAAATATACAATGATATGATCAAGAAGGAATCAAACAAGCGTTACAAAATTGCAATGATTAAGAAAATCCAAAAAAATTACAGGCATGCTATTGGAAATCCATATACTGATTTGTGTAAAATCAGATTGATTAATGAGCTGAACCAGATGAATTCTGAGATTTAATTTTAAATTATTAATTATTTATTTTAAAATTTATTATGAAACAAAAGAATTAAGGTTTATACTATCTATGTAGTATATAATATTATTAAATCAAAATACAATATATACTGGAATATTTTGTATTA